ACACGAAAAAAACCCGTATAAAAGAGATGTAGCTTATGAATTAGACTGTCTTAAAGTGTTTCTAAAAGGGTTGCGTAATATGTTCCCGAAAGCGTTGATAATTTATAAAATAGGTAATCATGACCAGAGACTTGAAAAGTACTTGATGCTAAAAGCACCCGAACTATTAGCTATATCGGACTTTAAGTTATCAGACCTGTGCAAGTTTAATGAGTTTAATATTATTGAGGTAGAAAGTAAGCAGTATATATACGCAGGTAAACTACCTATATTGCACGGTCACGAATTACCTATGAAGTCGGGCGGTGAAAACCCAGCTAACTTGAGTAAAAAGGCGTTGGGTAAACAGGCTATATTCGGGCACTTCCACAAAACAACGGTAGCAAATGGACGTGAGTTTGACAAAGGTATGAGTTACAGCATATACTCGACAGGTTGTTTATGCGACCTGCACCCAGACTACCTACCTATTAACCAATGGAATCACGGCTTTGCGTATATTGAATTAAGTCCGAGCGGTGAGTACAGAGTAGAAAACAAAACCATTCAAAACGGTGTAATATATTAACCATGCAAAAGATAATACTTGAGAGATACAATGATAACGGGGATGTAGAATACAGGTCAGAGGTATTGGTAGTGAGCGAAGCCACATCGCATGAGATGCTAGATGCCTGCATGACCGTAATGTTTGGGGGAGGTTATCCGATGACTTTAATAGAGAACACAATAATAGAAAAAGCACATGAAATACAACCTTGTAATACTTGCGATTGTAAGTAGTTTAATCGCTTGCCGCACAACTGAAGTAACCGTAGAAAAAAGGGTTACGGTACATGACACTACGTACATCGAAACGGTGAAAGCCGACACGGTGTTTAACACAACACACGATACCGTAGTATTGGAAAAAGAAAAACTAAAAGTGAAGTACATACGTGTAAAAGATAGCGTGTACTTGAGCGGACAATGTGAAGGAGATACGATATATAAGACTATCAGCGTACCAGTTTATCACACTATTAAATGCCCTGAATTAACAAGTTTTGAAATGGTGTATAAAGTGCGTTGGTTTATTTACTTTATATTTTTTTTAGGTTTCATAATAGGTTTAATTTTGAAAAAATAAATTTGCATTGTAATATTTATTTATTATATTTGCACACACAAAAAGAAACGGCCACTAGTAAGTGCAACTACCGGTGGACGTGATAAAGAGAATTCAACAGGCTACTTATCTAAGAAGTGTCCTAATAACACTATTAGAAAACTCTCTTTCTTCAGTTGTGTTAGCGATTTTTTAAGAAGTGGATCAATACTATCAAAAAATCTCTAACTATTGTACTAATCAGCCAGATTCGCCTAATGAGTCTGGCTGATTATACATATACTTGTATAATCATTCGTAAGTAGTATATTTGCATTGAACCACCCCTTGTAGAGAATACTTGGGCTGACAGCCTTGTAAATTTATTTGCAGGGCTGTTTTATTATAGTATATTTGCTTACTTTTTTTCGGTAGTTTTCATCAGAATTGGGGCGTAATGCCCCTTTTTTGTTAATTTTATTGCGCTGATTTTCAGCAAGTTACGGGTATATATATAATTTTAATTGAAATTTATTTGCAGTTATCGAACCTGTATTTATCTTTGTACAACAATTAACAACAAACACCATGAACACAGCAATCACAATCACAGATTTAGGAATCGCACGTAAATCAGGCTACGGTCAGTATCAAGTATCGGGCTATGTTAACGGAACGCTTGTAAAAGCACACACAACCAACAGCGAAGCATACGATTGGTTCAATGACGACAGCGATGCAGAAAAACACGCTGAAGCCGTTAACTATTGCCACTATTTAATCGAAAAAACTTACAACGATAAATACTAATATTATGACAATCTACCAATGCCAAGACTGCGGTTCACGCTTCGGCACACCCGCACGGGAGTGGATGCCAAACCCACTCGACCCAAGAGATTTAGAAAAGACAATCCCCGTATGCCCTGAATGCGACAGCACGGAGATAGAACGTGTTGACCCTTACGATTACGATGAATACTACAACTAATTAAACAAACACATGGACGCACAAATTATCGGAGTGGACGCATACGTCTACAATCAACAGCAACGCTACATCGAACAGAAACTAATCGAGGAATTTAACGGGTTCGAAGAATGGTGGGAGAAAGCGAAAGTAATCAGCAAAGCCGTGCAACTCGATTGCTGCAAACAATTTATTAACCAGTTACAAAACGATTTAGAAAGGAGCAAAAAGATATGATATGGATGGCAGTATGCGGTATCGCAGTATTAATGATAGGTCTTACATTTTGGGGCTTTAAAATAACCGATGAACATGAACGCAACGATAAAAATGATTAAGGATGCGCAGCGCATTTTTAAGGAACAGGCAACACTCCGAATATGCAGAACGGTGGACGTGTACCCCGAGTTATCTGCAACAGACCGCATGACGTTAATGATGTCAGAAAGGAGTAAAGTAAAGTACCTATGTCAAACCAACAAAAAGTAAGCAGCATGATATTAACAGAAATAGTACCGATGTATGTAACAAGTGACGTGTATAAAGTTCACAATGATATGCCAACGCTTGAAAAGTTGATACAAATAGCAGCCGAATGTAACGGGCTTGAAGTGTTGGAACTGAAACAGCGCAGGCGTTATAACGTACTTGTACGGGCAAGACACTTATATTACTACCTTGCATGGACTTACACACACTACTCATTACGTGAAATAGCCGAGCCGTTAAATGGTTACGACCACACAACGGTAATACATGGCAGGGATGCTATACGAGATTCGTTAAGCTATCCAAACACCTTCAGACCTGTAATCGAGCAGGCGATTAGATTAGTTCACTCAAAACAAAAACGCAAATGACACCATTAGAAAAACTAAAACAATGCCGTGATATGTGCCGTGAAGCATACAGGCAATACAGCTCACAGATTCAACTGTGTAATTCAAACCAGTCAACCGTTAATGACTTTAAGATATTGTCCGAGATAAAGCGCAACTGGGAGTACTTGACCGACCAGTTAAGCACACTCGAATACGAATACCGTGAAAACTTGGAGCGAAGTACAAGGCTGTATTATAATACACTTGCCGCAAAGTACTTTGATGACTACGATGTTTTGTACCGTGAAAGCAGATGCAAACAGTATTACCAAGTAGTGTACTTACGGAAGGGAATAAAAGAAACATTTACCTTCACAGACCAGTACGAAGCGAAAAAAAAGTTTAGCGGTTTTGAGATTATTAATTAAATTAAAATTATATTCGCACACATGGAAACTACACTAACTAAAACTGGGGCTGTGGACTTACTGCAAGATTTCACAGCCAAACTAAACAGCCAACCTATGCGGGAATGGCTAAAGAAAACTCCTGACAACAAAGCTGAATACATACCAATCGGGATACTCGAGAACCAACTACGTGAAGACTTTAACGGTTTGGTTCAATATGAGGTATTGAGCGAGCGCAGGGAGTTAAACGAGTACATCGTATCGGCACGTATTAAGGTATTTCACCCCGTACTTATGCAGTGGCTAAATTATGACGGTATAGGTGCGGTGCAAATCATGCAGGATAGCGGTGCAAGTATCAGCCAGTTTAACGATACGAAAAAGAAAAACGCCCTACAAATGAATGCACCTAAAGCCTATGCTGAAGCGATAAAAAACGCTGCAAAAAAGATAGGTAAAAAGTACGGTGCGGACGTTAACCGTCAATTCGAGGAAGCGTATGTAACCGATGTAACACTTGATTCAGTAACTGAAGATTTAGCTAAATGCAGCACGCTGGCCGAGTTAAACGAAACATGGCAGCTGTACCCTGACTATCACACCAACACAAGATTTAAGCACGCATTCACAACACGTAAAAACCAAATAGTATAATATGAACACAATAACATTTAACACCGAACTTATTACGCCACAAATGGCAAAGGCTTTACTTGAAAGTAACACAAACAACCGAAGGCCTAAATCACCAATCATTATGCGATATGCAAGTGATATGCAAAAAGGGTTATGGAAACAAAACACTGCCGAGTTTATAAAAATATCAAAATCGGGGCAGATACTTGACGGTCAACATAGGCTTATGGCTGTTATTAAATCAAACACTCCTATTATATTTCAAGTTGCACGTGGACTTGATGATAATATATTCGATGTATTAGACACTGGAACTTCACGAAATGCAAGCGATGTGTTTAAGATTGCAGGCGTAAAACACGATAACTCCATACCTTCAATAATTGCAACTTACAACAAAATAAAAAGCGGTAAGATGTACAACATACAAAAACATGACAGGTTAAACAATTCAGAGTTATTAAATCAGTATTATGACAATGAAGAGTTTTGGCAAGATGTGGCGAAAAAAACCTATGCGTGGTATGTATCATTTGCTAAGTTATTACAGCCGTCTATTATTGGAGGTTTTTATGCACACTTTTATGAGTTAAATCCAGATAAAGCAACGACATTTTTTAGTGAATTATCTACTGGGATAAACGTATCAAACAACGTAATACATTTACTTAGAAATAAACTAATGCAAGATAGAGTATCACTAAGAAAAATGCAGCCTATTCTAAGATACGCATTTATCATTAAGACGTGGAACTGTTATGTGAGCGGTAAAAGTCTAAATGTTTTAAAATACGATACTCAAAGAGATGAATTTCCAACACCAATAAAATAATAAAATGAAACTACCAATTATTTACAACTCCGAAAACGACTGGCAATTAAAACGCATAGGACGTTTTACAGCAAGCCAAATTCACAGACTAATGACAGAGCCTAAAAAGAAGGGCGAAGTGTTATCAGTGGGCGCAAAAACGTACATTAACGAGGTCGCAGCGGAACTATTGACAGGCCACCGCAAACCACGCTTTCAAAACAACGCAATGGAGCGGGGAATAGAACTTGAACCGATGGCCTTTGCAGCACTTTGTAAGCAGTTAGGACTTGAACTAACCGACCCCGATGTAATGCACTTTGGCGTCAGCGAGTTCGGACTGTACGCACCGAATGACTACATCGCAGCTTCACCTGATGGGCTGATACTTGACAAAGAGTTGATAGTTGAGTTGAAATGCCCTGACAGCGCAACGCACTTAAAGTACCTACAAATTGAAACGCCTGAAGACTTGCTGGACGTTGCGCCCGAGTACTACTATCAAATCCAGTTGAACATACTATTAAGCGAGGCAAAAGGGGCTATATTCGCAAGCTACGATGACCGTTACCCCGAAAACTTGCAGCTGCATAAAGTGTGGATTCAGCACGATGTTTCGGTGTGTGACCGCATACTGGATAAACTTACACATTCAATAACTGAATTAATATCAATCACCAATAAATACAAACAACAATGAAAATTGAAAACATCGAATTTACTAACTACGAAACACTTGACGTTGGTGTAATACACATCAAAGTAAAAGGCGTACAAGATGCACAGGAATTGTTTACGCACATCGTAAATCACATTAACCAATCAAAAGAAAACCAAACAGCCACAGACGGCAAAGAAAACCAATGAAAAACAAACCAACACAAGTTGAAGTAGTACGTGAGATGCTGCTCAACAAACAAGAAGTAACCGCATCCACCGTGTACAAAGAAACAAAGAAACGTGCAGGTATCGGTTCAGTAAACCACCACAAGTTAATCGCACTACTCCGAGATGAGGGGTTAAAGATTATTGACACGTGGCACATGAACGAGAAAACGAAAACGAAGTTTAAGTCGTACAAGTTAAAGAGTAAAAAGTAATGCCACAAAAACTAAACATCAGCGTATGTCTTGATGACTTGTACGCACAAAGTAAAGCAGGCCACCCACGTTTCAAAAAAAACGCAAACGGTAAGACCTATGTAAGCCTTAACGTATGGGTGAATGAGCAGCCCGACAAATTTGGTAACAATGTATCAGTACAGTTGTACGATGCGAATGCGGAGCGAAAAGTTATCTATGTAGGTAACGGTCGCACGGGTGAGCCTGTGGAAAAACAGCAAGAAAAAAGCGATACAGGTACACCGTTTTAGTGTATATTTGTAGCACAACATCGGAATAATAGGCTTGACACCCTACCGAATAATAAACGAAAAATGAATCGAATTTTTAACGCCTTATTGCGAGTACCTGTTGGCCTTTTTCGTAGGCTGTGTCAAAACAGAGAAAGCAATGAGGCGTTTTTATTTTTATGAAACTAAATTACTTTACAGTTAAAAAAGGGTTTATATACCCAAACGTTAAAAATGATTATCAAATTGACGTAAATTATTTAAAGCGTAATGCAGATGAATCAATGTTTGTACATTTATCTAAAAAATATTGGTTTACAGATGCAATGCTTAAAGAGTTAATTGAATACTCGAAACACATACATCCTGAAGTAGATTATAGCAATACTTACAAATTTGTTATTGACTTCAAGAATAATAGAAAAGAATCAGCTGCCGAAGTTTTACGAATTTTAAGTAACAAAAACACATGAAAGACCCTGCATTTTTATTTTATACATCAGATTTTTTAACTGGTACAATGTTTATGACAAACGAACAGATTGGTATATATATGCGTTTGTTATGTTCACAACATCAGCACGGAGGTATTATAGATAAAGTTACGTTTAATTCTATGGTATCAACGCACGATATTATACGCTCAAAATTTATTGAGTGTGAAGATGGTTTTTACAATGAAAGGTTAATGCAGGAAATGGCAAAAAGGAGTGTAAAAAGTACCAACTTAAGTAAGGCTGCTAAAGAAACATGGTTAAAGCGTAAAAATACAATTGTAAAACAAACCGATACAATTGCATTGCAATCTCAAAGCAATAGTAATACAATACCAAAGAAAAAACGTACAAAAGTTATACGACCTGAAAATGAAAATGAAGTTATAAATTATTTTATAGATAATGGTTATAGAAAAGAAATAGCTATAAAAGCATTTAGGTATTATAACGAAGCAGATTGGCATGATTCAAAAGGAGATAAAATATTAAACTGGAAACAGAAAATACAATCAGTTTGGTTTAAACCTGAAAATGAAATACAAAAAGCCAAAACACTTGAGCAAGAAAAAGCAGAAAAGATTAAAGCATTTCAAAGCCAATTCTAAAAATGAGTATAAAAGTAATTGAATATAACGAAAAGCGAAAGGACTTTGAAAACTACCACAAAACAGGCGGGGCTGGTATTAGTTCGTCTGGGTTTGAATGTGTAGATAAATATTGGAAGTTTGCAGACGATGGTGTAACCGATATTACTGGATTCCCTTCGAGCGGTAAAACAGAATTTGCATTTGAGATTTTATTTTTTCAGGCTGAAACATTTGGTAAAAGGTTTATGTTGTATGTACCTGACGTTGGTAGTTACAATGAAATAAGGCGTAAGCTAATTACTAAATATTACAAACGCTCATTCAGGGGTTATGAAAATTCTATAAAAGAGCATGAACTTTCGCTTGCAGCTTCATGGATAGACCAACACTTTTTGATATTAGGTAAAAGCGATTATAAAGAATCGATAACCCCGCAATCACTTTGGGAGTTTATGGCAGAGTATAAAGATAATTCAGGAGGTGTGCATGGTTTACTACTCGATAGTTGGAAAAACCTTTATCATCAGTACGTGGGGCGTGAAGACTTATACTTGGATTATGTATTAAGCTACCGAAATGAAATAGCAGAGCAAAGCAAAAAGCACATAATTACTATTGCGCACGCAACAAAAACAGAATTACAAGGTGAGGGTGGCAAACGCAGAATACCAACGGCCTATGATATAAAAGGTGGTGGCGCATGGTTTGCAAACGGCAAAACAATAATAACAGTAGATAAACCGAATATCGAAGGACAGTTAGTTGATATTTACTTTTCAAAGGTTAAGCCCGATACAATAGGCAAAGCTGGGGCAGTAATAGGTGAGATGGAATTTTGGTGGAAAAAATCTAGATATGTAGAATTTTACAACAACAAAATAATGTGGGCTGGGGATGCAGAAAAATACAAGAAAAACGAAAACATAATTACATTTTAACATGAGTAAACATACTGACAAAAAATATCAAGAAACAATAAACACCCTTTTAAACGTCTACTCACTACTTGATGACTACGAAAAGAGAGAAAGTACCGTTGCCTATTTATTTGACTTTACAGCCACTATTGATGAGATGCAGGCAATACTAATCAACTCGGCAGCGAAAGACAAACAGCCCGCACAAAATCGCTTAAATAAGCTAAAAGAAATACATAACGTGTACGCAGCATATTACTTCGGGGAGATTTACCACAGGTTCAAATACAAGGAACTGGAACGTCAACACTTTGATTTACAGATTAAAGCAGCAGAATTATCGGATGAAGTGGAAAAGTTGAAAAAAAATATCGGCTTTGAATAGTTTTTTAATTGAAATAAAATATATATTTGCATTGGTTTATACCCTATAAGGTATTATATGGCATTGATTAACAGTATTTACACCCGATATGGTATAACGTTTCGGGGCTTTGCGAAGGCAGGGCTTCAAGGCACGAAAGTTCAAATATAGCACAATGTTTAATATTAGCACAAATGTTCAATAAACCACTAATGCCCTGCTTTTGCAAAACCCTTGTTATGGGCAGTACGGTATTTAACACGAGATTTTAAAATGGAAGTAAACAAAATATATCACGATGACTGGATGAATAATAAACTTGCTGATAAATCGGTTCAGTTGATTATTGCAGACCCACCATATTACAAAGTAAAAGGAGATTTTGACTTTGTTTGGAAAACCTTTGACGATTACCTTGCTGATGTAGAACGCTGGGCAATAGAATGTAAAAGAGTTTTAGCAGACAATGGAACGCTTTATTGGTATGGAGATGCTAAAAATATTGCTTATGCTCAAATCATTTTTGATAAGCATTTTAATCTATTGAATAGTTTAGTATGGGAAAATACAAACGACCATAAGCAACAAATACGATTTAATACCGATTTGCGAACCTTTGCACCACTTACTGAAAGATTACTGATGTATAGCAATGAAACGTATAATTTAACGCAATGTGTTTATCATATTAGGGATTATATCAGAGCAGAAATAACAAAGGCAAAAGGCAAAATAGTATTGAAAGAAGTAAATGAAGCTTTAGGAACTGCAACAAATGGCGGTGGTGTTGCTTCGGCTTGTTTGAGTTTAGATAAAGCAGAACCAACGATGCTAACAAAAGAAATGTATGAAAAGTTGCAAAAGTGGTGCTATCCTTATTTACGCAAGGAATATGAAGTGCTACGCAAGGAATATGAAGTGCTACGCAGACCGTTTAATAATGAACGCTTTTATGGTGATGTGATTAGAATACCAAACTATGAAACTGGAAACCACGAACACGACACGCCAAAACCTGAAAAACTAACAAGGGAAATAATACTAATAAGTAGCAGACCAAACGACCTTATTTTAGTTCCTTTTGCTGGAAGTGGAACAGAGTGTGCAATGGCAATAAAAGAAAATAGAAACTTTATAGGATTTGAAATAAACGAAAAACACGTAAATTATGGAAACAAACGAACTGATAATATCAAGGCACAACCGTCATTGTTTGCAGTGTCGTAGTATTGCCCATAACGTTTTGCCACTTTGCGTAGTGGCAGATTAGATGCACAAATTTTCAAACAAGCACAAATGTTAAATAGAATTACAAACCTTGAAGCAAGCACGTTACCTGCCATTACGCAAAATGGCTGTTATCGGCTGGGCTTCTGCAAATTTTAATCAAAATGACAGAATTAGAACTTTACAAATTTATCAATGACAATTCCATTGAGTGGCACAGACAAGACAATGAAGGTACGCCAGACATTTTAATTTTCCCATACGTTTTTCAGTTGGAAGATTTTTGTAAACTGGTCAAAGACTACAATGCTGATGATGGTGGTCTTGTCATTCGTTTATTGAACGGTTATGTTGCAATATGGATGAATGACCTTTGCGAATACTTTGGAATTGACATTGATAAAGTATTTGTCGGTGATGGTTATTAGCCTTGCCGATAACGTTTGGCGGCTTGACGAAGGCTGCCTAACGGATGCTTAATTTTCGCACAAAACTTTCTGGCAGCTTTTGCCAAACCGCTGTTATGCGTAGTTTTTTATTAATAAATTTTAAATAACAATAAAATGACAAACGAAGAAGAAAAAACAAAAACTTGTGATGACATTCACAAAGAACCATACTTTTATTGGACAAAGGAATTAGTGGCTGAATTTGCACGTGAAGTAGCATTAGAGTATAAAACTGCCGAAATGTGGAGTGGTGATTTACATTGTGAAAGGCAAATGGTTGATAGCTTTATAAAGCGTAAAAAGTTTGAGAAAATATACAATGATTTGATTGTAAGCGATGCAGGCCAGACACTAATTGTCAATAAGCAAAAGTTTGAGGAACTTGTCAAGTTTTTGTTTAATTACCGAGATGCTGACCAAAATTACGCATAACTACTCGCTTCCTGCACCTATGAATAAACACATTGAAATACAGGCAGATGAAATTGTGTACGGGTTGAATGATTTAAACCGTCTATACGATGCGGTTGAACACTTTAAACCTGTAACCATATCGACCTACGCAAAGAGTAAAGGTGTGAGTGTACAGAGCGTTTACAAGCGCATAAAAAACGGTAAGCTAATAACGCTGCATATTGACGGGTGTGTGTTTGTTATTGACTAAAATTTGGCAGCGAATAAAAGTAAGTGCCGAAATATTAGTTATGCACAGCGTGAATTTCAATTTACAATGTAATTAAATTTGCAAGCATGGAAACAAAACAAACAGCCGTTGATTGGTTAATAAGTCAATTACAAAAAACAAGAAATTACCAAAGAGTAATAAACGAAGCAAATGAAAGTGGTTCATCTGTTATGGATGTAATTGAACAAGCCAATAAAATGTTTGAGCAGCAAATAATGGATTCACATTTAATGGGACTTATACACCCATTAGAAATGGAAGCAACCAAACAAGCAGAACAATACTACAACGAAACATACAACAATGGAAAATAAAACAAAAAGCAAAAGAGGGCGAAAGCCAAAACAACACATCGAAAAGCGGTCAGTAGTACCAGTCATGTTATCGAACTCACTTATTGAAAAACACGGTGGTTTGTCAGGGATGAAAAAGGCTATACGTGAAAAGTTTGAAGGCTAAAAAGTGTAAATGTTGCGGTGAGGTGTTTCAGCCGTTTAGGTCACTTCAGCAAGTGTGCGGCTGGGATTGTGCTATTAATTTGTCAAAACCAAAACAGCTAAAAAAGTCTGATGTACTAACCAAAGCAGACTACATTAAGATACTTCAGCGCAACGTGAACACAATAGTACGTGAAATAGATAAAGACTTTAACTGTATTTCATGCGGTCAGAAACGTGACAAATACCATGCAGGCCATTACTATCACGCAGGCGGTCACTCATGGTTGCGGTTTAACTTACTAAACATTTGGAAGCAATGCGATTATTGCAACACTCACCTATCAGGAAACATCGCACACTATCACAAGTCACTGGAAAACCTTAACGTAATAGACCGACTTGAACGTGAACTAACCATACACCGCAATCTAAAGTTAAGTATTGAAGACTTAAAGGATGCACTGGCAAACATCAAACACGCTAAACGGGAGTGGAAAAGAGTTTATAAAAGTAAAATAACAAACGATGAACGAATAGGTGTAAGGATATGGTTTAACCAGCTAATAGGAATATATAAGTGAGCATAAGGAACGAACATTTGAACAGGGTATTAAACGATGAAGCGTACAAAAGGGTGTGCCGTAAATTAAGCCCTTCAGATTTCGAGGACTTGTATCAAGAAATGTGCTTACATATATTATCAGTTGAAGAAACAAAACTACCTAACTACCAACAGTTCAATTTATGGTATTATAATACTGCAAGAAACATGAGTACACGTTATGGAATAGTAGGCAAGTACACACGTAGGAACGAACACGCAATACCAGTATTCAGTACCGATGAAAACAAAACAGAAAAACTAATCAAAGCAGCCGAGCAGTTTATGATAGAACTAGACGAGTTTGAAAACAGAATAGTATTATTATACAAAGAGTACGGAAACATGAAAAAAGTACAGCGTGAAACAGGCATCAGCTATTCAGCATTAAGGGCGGTAAAAGAAAAAATTAAAAAGGTAAATGAGAATATTAATAATTAGCCAGCATCCCAAACCATCAGGTGTAGACTATCACAGGCTTGTAATACCGCATGGAAACATAGGTAAAAACAACCCAAGCGTGGAAGTATCAAACATAAACGAGATTGATAGCGCAGAAGATAGTTTCTTGCAGCAGTTTGACTTGATAGTAGCCAATAGGTTTATATCTAAAATGGGTGACCAGTTTGGGCTTATTATGCGGTTAAAAGTATTGGGAGTTCCGTATGTATTAGATTTAGATGATGACTTCAGAATACCTGAATGGCACGTACTCCATGCTGCTAGTAAAATGCAAGGACACGCAGCTAAAATTATTGAAAGCATAAACGGTGCAGCGTGTGTTACAGTTACACATGATTTATTACAACGTACAATCTTAAACGAAACACGGCAAAAAAAAGTATACATAGTACCAAACGGTATAGAACCTGAAGGACAATTCGATGTTAAAAAATGCCACTTTACTGATAAGGTTAATTTCGGATGGAGCGGTTCGATAACACACTTTGACGATGTACTTGAATTATATGAGGCGTTGTACTCTTTATATTCAGATGACAGTTACGAACACAAATTCAGGATGGTGTATGGTGGCTATGAGAATACAGACAATACAAGTAAGGCAATAGCAGGTGTATTAAGTTGCAAGGGTAAGGCCAAAGACTTTCAGTTCACTACATTCCCAGCGACCAATCCATTTAGTTATGCTAACTTTTACGACTACATAAACGTGGCTTTGATACCTTTAAGGAATAACCGATTTAACAACATGAAGTCAAACCTTAAACTACTTGAAGCAGGGTTCAAAAAGAAAGCCGTAATAGTATCAGACGTTTACCCATACTCACCAGATATAATGTACGGATGGAACTGTTTGACTGTTAAACATAAAAAGGACTGGTATAAGCAAATGGTTAAGTTGATAAAAGACCCAGCAAGAATAGACGAACTATCATTAAGACTTTACGAATACGTACAGGATTACCACATGGATAAAGTAGCACAAACACGATACGAAATTTATCAATCAATATTATGATAATAGGAATAGCTTTTATTTGGATTGCGTTTTTTCATTTAACGCCCATTGCAGACTGGTTAAATTTCAAACCGTTCAACTGCATTGTATGTTTATCTTTTTGGAGCGTATTAATCGCTTCGATTATCATTCACTTTTACCCACAGTTTGAGTTTGTATTTAACGGATTAGGACTGGCAGGTATAGGTGCTTATTCGGCAATAATATTTAAACGATTAATATACAGAATATGAGAACATTTGAACAAATTTACACCGACCTAAATACTAAAACTGGTGAGCAATACACCATACGTGAGTTAATAGGCATCTTTGAGCATGAGCGTTCATGGATAGGCAGCGGACTTCAGTTAATGCGGTTGCGTGAAATAAGCCACGAAATAACAGGCATACGTGTAGGTAATTGTAGCGGGTGTTTAGTAGACATGATGACAAACATGGCACGTTGGGTAAACCGATACGAAAGCGAACACACACAAACAGAAACAAAGGAAGTAAAAAAGGGCAGACCAAAATCAAAATAGTATGGCATTAATAGCATTAGCTTGTTACGATACAATAGAAAACGGGCGTAGTCATTACACTATGCGTACACTACTATCGTTAAAAGATACAATAGACCTAGAAAGACATCGAGTAGTAATAGTAGATAACGCTTCATGTGATGCAACCAAACGAATACTTGAAACCGCAAAAAGCTGGGCAACAGTAATAACCAACGAAGTAAATGTGGGAACTGCCAAAGCTATTAATCAGGCGTGGGCGTTACGCAAACCCAAAGAGCATTTAATTAAAATGGATAACGATGTGGAGTTTTACTTTACAGACTGGGTTGACGATATGGAATACGCTATTGAAACAGACAAAAGCATAGGCATTTTAGGTTTAAAAAGAAAAGACCTAATGGAAAACCCTTTTAGAAACGACCACTGGAAAACAACACTACGTATGTTGCCACACAATAAAGGCGATAGGTGGATTATAGTTGAAGATGCTGAACACATAATGGGTACTTGTACTATGTTTAATTATCGTTTAATTGAAAAGATAGGCGGTATGTATCAGATGGATGGGTTATATGGATTTGACGATACGCTGGCGTGTGTACGTTCTAAACTAGCGGGCTTCAAAAATTCATTCTTGCCACACATTGAAATTGACCACATAGACGAAGGTGGGAACGAGTATACAGACTGGAAAAGAAAATACGCTGGACAAATGATGGATAAATTTAACGAAGTAAAACGTAAATTTGCAACAGGCGAACAATCAATATATATACCGATATGATAGCAATAAGTGTGTGTGATGACCCAGCAAGAGCCAATAAGCTAGTTCAATCACTTGAGCGTTGCGGATGGACTTACGAGATTATAAAAGCAAGCTGGCGTGGATTTGGAACTAAACTAATACACTTAAAAGAATATTTAGAAAAGGTCAATATTGATAGGTTCGTATTTGTTGATGCTTACGATGTTATATGTCTAGGCAAACCCGATGAAGTTACTGAAGATTTAATAGGCACTGAAATAAACTGCTGGCCTGATGCAGACAGGTGGCAACAGTTCCCGCAACCAAACACACACTACAAGTACCCTAATTCAGGATGTTACTCATTAAATAAAGAATTATATTTGAAAATGTTTAACGAAAACCCACCGCAATATTCAGACGATGACCAACGCTGGATGACAGACATGGTGCTGAAGTATGAGTTAAAACTAGACTACGAAAGAAGATTAGTGCAAAACACGTGCGGTATGCTAGAAACGTGCGGACACATGGCAGACGGTAGGTTTATTACAGACATAGGAACTAAACCAGTATTTATTCATGCAAACGGCAAAGGAGATTTAACAAGATATGAATCATAAAGAATTACATGACTATTATTGTCAAGAAACAAACAAAGTACCCGAATTAAAAGCATTAAGGGATTTTGTAGAGCAGCACGCTTTTGGGTTTGGTGAACGGTCATTCTATTGGATGTGGAAACTAATAGTAGACAAACTGCCAAACCACTTCAGCCTTTTAGAAATAGGAGTATTCAGAGGTCAAACACTTGCACTTGTACAGACACTTGCAAAACTAGCTGGTAAAACCTGCACACTATACGGTGTTACACCACTAGACAGTACAGACGGACACTGGGAATCAGATTATGAAAGTGACATCCAGTATCTACACACTCACTTTAGCTTAAAACAACCAAACATAATTAAAGGTTTAAGTACAGACCCAAACATAATACAAGCGGTTAAAGCACTTAAAAACTTTGACGTTGTGTACATAGACGGTGGCCACTCATACGATGTAGCCAAGTCAGATATAATAGAATACGCACCACTAGCAACACACACACTGCTAATTGACGATTGCTGTAATGATTTAGACATACCTTTCGGAATGTTCGCAGGCATACAACCAGTTACCGATGCTGTAAACCATACCATTGAAACACCATTCACTTATAACGTGGTACACAATAAGGTTTGGGATTTAACTAAAAATAAATTAACTTTGAAATATGCCAATACCTAAACCACAACACGGAGAAGAAAAAAACGACTTTGTAAACCGCTGCATGGGTGACAACATAATGCAAAACGAATACAAAGACAATGCACAGCTTTACGTTATATGTGAAAGGCAATGGCAAACGTACAAGAAAGCAAGTAAACAAAAGTACGCAGAAACATACTCGGACTACGGTCAAGAAATAAGAAACAACGCAAAGAGGGGAATAGAGTTAAACGAAAAAAACGGCAACAAGTGTGCAACACAAACAGGCAAAGTAAGGGCGCAACAGCTTGCAAACGGTGAACCAATAAGTGTAGACACCATAAAGAGAATGCACTCATACTTAAGCCGTGCAGAAACATACTACGATAACGCTAAAAATCAAAACGAATGTGGATATATCAGCTACCTATTATGGGGTGGTAAATCTGCATTAAGCTGGTCAAGAAACAAACTTAAAGAATTGGGGGAACTATAATGGCAAAGCATAAGTACATAGAAACACCCGAAAAGATGTGGCAACTGTTTGAGGCCTACCGAAAAGAGGTTAAGAGCAAACCCATACTAAAACACGTATTTGTAGGTAAAGACGGACAAAGCGAATACGAACAGAGGGAAAGGCCATTGACGATTGAAGGATTCAGAAACTATGCAAGGAAAAACGTGTGTTGTGTTCAAGATTATTTTGCTAATACAAATGGGGCTTACAACGATTATTCGACAATCTGTCGCGCTATAACTGAAGAGATAAGGCAAGACCAAATCGAAGGCGGTATGGCAATGATTTACAACCCAAGCATAACACAACGCCTTAACGGGTTAGTAGACCAAAAGCAAGTGGAGATAAAAGAGCAGCCGCTTTTTGGGGATGAAAAATGAGTTTCGTTTACACAACGGCAATAAAGAAACTTCGCAAACTATCCAAGCGAATAAAGATAGTACGTGGGGGAACGTCAGCGGGTAAGACCTTTGGCGTACTTCCTATACTTATTGACCGTGCGACAAAACAGGCAGGTTTAGAAATATCGGTAGTAGCCGAAACAGTACCCCACCTTCGCAGGGGTGCAATGAAGGACTTTATTAAAATCATGCAGTCCACTAACCGCTTTATAGATGCAAATTGGAACAGGTCACTACTTACTTACAGGTTTTCAAACGGTTCGTTTATTGAGTTTTTTAGCGCAGAGCAACCCGACAAACTACGAGGCGCAAGGCGTAACATACTTTATATTAATGAGTGTAACAATGTAGACTTCGAAAGTTACTCACAGTTAGCCATAAGAACTTCAGACGAAATATGGTTAGACTACAACCCCGTTGCGGAGTTTTGGGTAGACACCGAATTAATTAAAGACCCAGATGCGGAGTTGATAGTATTAACCTATAAAGACAATGAAGCCCTATCAGATAGCATTGTGCGTGAAATAGAAAAGGCACGTAACAAAGCACCAACGTCCGATTATTGGTCAAACTGGTGGAAGGTATATGGGTTAGGTGAAGTAGGTACGCTGCAAGGTGTAGTGTATGAAGACTGGAAACAATGCGATACAATACCTGAAGATGCGAAGTTAGTTTCACATGGTATGGACTTTGGGTTTACAAATGACCCTACAACACTAATAGCTGTGTATAAGTCGGACGGTAAGTTATGGGTTAGGGAGTTACTGTACCGAACCAACATGACCAATAACGACATAGGCAATTACTTAAAGTCGCTGAATTTTAATCGAAACGAATTAATATGTGATAGTGCAGAGCCGAAGTCAATAGAGGAATTAAGGTTACAAGGCTTTAACGTACACCCAGCGATTAAGGGTGCGGACAGTATTAAGATAGGCATAGACATACTGAAGCGGTATGATTTAATGATAACAAAGGACAGCACTAACCTAATCAAAGAATTGAGAGGCTACACGTGGGATAAAGACAATACAGGTAAATACACTGGAAAACCAATAGACACGTTTAACCATGCACTGGATGCGTTGCGATACGTGGCGTTGAACAAACTGAACAACCGCCCTTCAGGTAAATATTCTACAATAGCAATTTAACAGCCTGTTTATATTTATAATCATGCTAGGTAACTATTATGATTTAACGATTAAACAGTTTTTAAACTTCAAGTCAATTACTGAACTGGAGAGCGACCCTGTATTGCGTAACCTGAAACTATTAGCGCTAATCGAAGACAAAACACTTGAAGAGGTTGAAGACCTACCAATCGGTGAATTAGTGAATAAAGTTAAAAAGTTATCACAGATTGAAGCATTAAAGCCTGACGAGAAGGTTAAGATGACAATTAAATTAAAAGGTAAAAAGTACCGTGTGAAATGGAAACAGCAGGATTTAACAGCAGCACAGTATATAGATGCTACACACTTTTGCAAGGACAGTACGAAAATCACTAACAACATCCATAACATACTAGCAGCCATATCAGTTGAAGTAGACTGGTTAGGTCGGGATAAACCTTATAACGGAAGCAAACATAAAGAGGTTGCCGACTTGTTTTACAATCACATGAAAATAAGCCAAGCGTACCCTATCATGCTTTTTTTTTGCAAATACTACAAGGAATTAGCAGAAGCTACCCTAACCTATTTGGAGCAGGAAGCCAAGCAAGCAGCGAAAGTAGTAATGGAGAAACATTCAGCAATAGGTGGGGATGGGTTGCAATAATTAACAATTTAGCTAATAACGATGCAACAAAATGGAACTACTACTTTAACATGAATGTAATTGAATTTATGAACATAGTGGTTTTCAGCAAAGAAAAAAGCGAGTACGAAATAGAGCAACAAAAGAAAGCGATTAACAATGTCTAGGGAAAGTGAAATAGGGGCTAAATACGGCAAGTCAATAAACGACTTCAGCACGGCATCTACAAATATCATTGAAGATATATTGATACAGCATTGCAATGAGGGGATAGATTTGATGCGTAAGCAGATATGGAAAAAGGCGAAGACAGGTCAGGCTTCAGACCTTGCACAATCGTTGCAAATAAAACCAAAGGAAGTAACACCTACAAAAGTAACCATCAGCACGGTTAGCGATATGGTTTACTGGGAGTTTGTAGACAAAGGCGTGAAAGGTGTTAAGAATAAAAACAAAGCACCACAAAGCCCATATCGGTTTAGAAATTTAGGCACACCGCCTGCAATGGTTGATAGTTTCAAAAAGTGGATTGCACGTACAGGCACAAAGGTAGTGGACGGAACACAGATGAGTTTCAAAGGCAAGAAACGCAAAACAGCATTAAAGGAACAGGAACGTGCAGCCCAGACACTAGCAGTACGCACAAAGATAGGAGGTATAAAACCAATAGACTATGTGAGCAAGGCAAACAACCCCAAAAGGAATAAAGATTTAACACGCAAGCTACGTCAAGGACTTGCAAGTGGAATAAGACAAAACATAAACATTTCAATCTATGGCAATAACAGTCGCATCAAGCCCAAACGATAACCAGCCAGCATATAATCAGGTACTGTTTGATATAAGTAGTAGCAATACTTCACAACCTAACTTCAACTTCGTTGTGGACGTTTACGTGAAACAGACTAGCGATGTATTGGCAGCACGTCTATTGTACCCGAAACAACCTAGCAGCACATCGGTAAAGATAGATATAAGTAATATCCTTAAAACCTACGTTACACACACCTTCGATTTTACTTCAAGTTTTTATCCTGATAGCAACGGGCAACTAGATTACTTCGTGCAATTTGGCGAAGCGTATGATGTGAGCGGTACATTAACTATTTATCCAAACCTGACACGCAACCCGTCAAGTAATTATAAGAGGGTTTACAATTCGATATTTGACTTTGAAGACTTTAGCGCAAATGTGTTGAACTCGTACCGCATGGATAACTTTGGTTTTTTAACGACCATACCTGAAGCGATAAAAGTAGAGCAGGGGGATAAAATACTTTTAAGTTACTATGACCCATCAGGAATAACAAAGAAAATAAAAACAGAAAAGGGCACATCGTTTACTGATACATTTACCCTTACAAGCGGTAAGTTTAAGTATAACATAATACCGTCAACTTATATGTACGCTAGTTATCCAGCTACTAACCTATACCAAACTGGCGATTATAAAATATCCATACTAGACAATAGTAACAACTCACTAGGTTTTATAAACATCGAAGTAAGTGAACCGTGTGGTAAATACGAAACATACCGCCTGCATTGGTTTAATAAACTAGGGGGTTGGGATAGCTACAACTTCACAAAGGTGTCGGTACAAAACGAAAGCATTGAAAAAAGTATGTACAAGAAAGCATTAAATATGCCGTACAATACAAGTGACAGGTTAATGACTATCTACAACACCCGCATAGTGGATGAGGTAACAATTAACAGCGACTGGGTGAGCGATGAGATGGCTGTATGGTTTGAGAATTTATTTACAAGTCCGTTGGTATTTTTAGAGCGACAAACACCCACATCACTAACACCCGATATGGTGGCAATAAACATAACCAATAGTAGCTACGAGAAACGTAAGTATTCAAACGGCAGGCAGCTACACAATATCACCCTATCATTTAACTACACATACGACAGATACACTCAAAGCCAATGATACAAACACAACTTATAATCTACGATAACGCAAGCGGTATAGTAAAGTATGAAATAGACCTATACGAGGACGTTCCGTTGGAGTTGACCAAACAGATTAGCGATATATCTGACCCGCAAAGCAGAAATGCTGACTATACTAAAACGATAAAAGTACCTGCAACTGCGAATAACAATAAGATATTCAACTATATATTCGACCTAGCAAGGTTCACCCGTAACGATAGTGGTATAAACTTTAACACAGACTTCAGCCCGATATATAAGGCAAACGCTATGCTGTACAAAAACAGCGTACTTCAGTCGGTAGGGTATATACAGTTGACAAATATTGTCAAGTTGCCTAACAACAGTTACGAGTACGAGATTAACTTTATCGGTAGGGTAAAAAATATTATAACAGATATTGAGAATAAATACTTGTCAGATATTGACTTGTCAGAATTCGACCACACACTAGATTACGACACAGTAGTAGCCAGTTGGAATTATAACCACGTAAGCGGGTTTGTGTACCCGTTAATAGATTACGGGCAAGTAACGCAGCAAGACATATACAAGTTAAACAACCTATACCCATCAGTATTTGTACGCACTATTGTAGACAAGATATTTACCGATGCAGGCTACACGTATCAGTCAAACTTTTTCAATACTGATATGTTTAAGTCGCTTATACTACCATTTAGCAATGGAGAGTTTAGGTTGACAGAACAAGATGCAGAAAATAGGACAGCGATTGCTGAATTGTCAACTGATACAGCAATTACATCATATCCAATTCCAAATGCTTTAACTGGATGGTTTTCTAGGGTTTATCCATTTGATACTATTCTTCAAGATACAAGTCCAGCAGGTTACAATACTACTGATTACAGCTATGATGTGCCAACTGGATTAGTTGGTCAATATAGGGTTACTGCAAATTGTATTTTTGAAATAGAAAATACAACTGCATTTACAGGAGAAATAAATATTCTTTTTACACTTGTTAGAGATAGAGGTGGTGTTTTAACAGCACTAACATCACAAAAATATACAACAAACACACTTTCACCAAATGACACACAATTACTTGATATAAATTTTACTGATGGAAACTATTATGACCTTCAAAACGGTGATAGTGTTTACTTATATGTTGATGAACCTTATATAATTTTTGGTGTGGGATGGAGATTTAGATTTTCTACAGGATTAACTCTTAAACAAGGTTCAAGTTTTCTTATAAGTCCTAACCCGATATTAAACACTATTGAAGGCACAAATATACCATTAACATCAAGTCTATCTACTGAAATAAAACAATCAGACCTACTTATATGGCTGATTAAAATGTTTAACCTGTACATTGAGCCTGATAAATACGATGACAGAAAACTAATAATAGAACCACGTAACACCTTTTACGATGCAAGTGCGATAGTTAACTGGACTAATAAAGTAGACTATTCACGTGACATAAACATTAAACCTTTGGGTGCGTTGAAAAACAAAACGTACCTGTACCAATATGAAGAGGATGATGATAAATTTAACAAGCGATATAAAAACGCATCCGAGTACACATACGGACACAGGAAGTTTGACATAGTAAATGACTTTGTAACAGATGAAGATGAAACTAAAATAGGCTTTGCGCCCACACCGCTAGCAGACTTCCCTTCATTACATAGCCGAATTACAACTCAAATAGCAACCGACAACAATGACGGCAAACTTGCATCAGTAAAACCACGCATATTGTTTTATAAGAAATATCAGTTTACCGATGCGCCTGATAAGTTTTGGGTTTTAGACACAATAGAATACGGGGCATTAACTATTTCAACATATCCATACGCAGGTCATATAGACGATGTGTTTACACCTAACTATGATTTGAGTTTCGGAATACCGACAGAGTTTTACTACAATGTAACCACGTACACGAATAACAACCTATTCAATCTGTACTGGAAAACATACATTCAACAAATATCAGACCCTGATAGCAAGCTAGTTGAAATGCACGTGTACTTGAATGAGTTGGATATATATAATTTATCATTCAGAAGCTACTACTTAATAGACAGACAACTATACATACTTCAATCTATTAACTACGATTTGAACAGCAGCGAACCTGCGAAGTGTGAGTTTCTAAAACTACCGAATAAGTATTCATTTTCTGGTCAGTCGGTAACGGTAAACGGTGGAGGTGGCGCACAAGTGGATAACGAAAGTATAGGTGTATGGGATGCAACTATGGGTAAAAGCGGTAATAACTACGGCAAAAATACAACAGCGTATGAGGCGAGTATATTTTTAGCAGGTGCGGATAACATAGCAGGTTCACAAGGAACGATAATAAACGGTGACAGTAATAACGCAGTAGGTACACACGTAACTATATTGGGCGGTAGCGATAATAACGCAGCATTGGATAACGTGACAATCATAGGAAGCGAAGGACAGACAGCAACGATTAACAACGAAACCATAATAAACAATGTTCAGCATCCATTCGGAAAAACAATAAGGCTAACCCCTACACAATTAGATGCACTAAACACCACACCAGTTGAGTTAGTACCTGAAGCCGATGGTTATCTGATAGAATACGTAAGTGCATACGCTGTATTAGAGTATGGTTCAACCGCATACGCTGGGCATAAACTTACGATATATCAAGAGCAAACAACAGACGAACCAATATCCGAAACAAATACTAGCTTTACTTCATCCACAGAATCGATAATGACTAATTTTAGTTTGATTGATAAACCAAACTTCACAAAAGACAGATTAATGATTGAAGCGAGTGGAGATTTAACAGCAAGTGGTGACAGTGACATACTAATAGTAATACAGTACAGATTAATAAAGATATAACATGGCAGAGAAAGAAAATATTATTTATGACATAAGCGTAAACACAGGCAATAGCGGTCAAAGTATAAAGTCAGTTCGTGCGGAGTTGCGTGAATTAACGCAGCAAATGGCAGGGCTTGATGTGGGTAGTAAGGAGTTTACAAGGGCTGCCCAGCGTGCAGGTGAATTACGTGACAGGATGGACGATGCACAAGCTGCCATTAAAGCGTTTAACCCTGAACAAAAGTTCCAAGCGTTTGCAGGTGTGTTAGGTGGAGTTGTAAATGGGTTTACTGCATTACAAGGAACGATGCAAATATTTGGGTCAGAAAGTAAGGACGTTGAAAAAATGATACACAGAACGCAAGGTGCGATAGCATTAGCGACTGGTGTTAATGGTTTGTTGGGGATGAAAGACCAGTTTATTATTTTATCAAACGTAATTAAAACGCAGGTAGTAACGTCATTTAACACTTTAGGTAAGGCAATACGCAGCACAGGTATAATAGCGTTGGTGGCTGCATTGGGTGTGTTAATTTATGAGTGGTATAAAACAAAGTCAGCAACTGAAGCAGCAGCCAAAGCACTTGACCAGTACAATAAGTATTCGGAGAAAATGAAAGAACTGCAAGTTGAAAACATGAGGGGTAGAGAAAAAGAAAGGGAAGACATTAAGCGGAATATGAATAAAAACCTTGAAGAAATTGATGCAGCAGTTAAAGAGGAAACATATACCGTAGCACAAGGTGAGGAATTAAAAAAACAAATACGTATTAATGCTGCACACGAATTAAGAGACCTAGAAACTAAATTCGCAAAAGAGGATAGGGAAAAAAGATTAAAAGACCAACAGGATATTGCCAATGATTTAATAGAACTTCGAAGGGCTGAAGGTATAAATACTTTGAGCGATGCTGAAGAACTTTACGCACTTGAACTTCAGCTATTGCGTTATCAGCATCAAAATAAATTAATAAGCGCAAACGAATACGCAGCCAAAAAGAAACAAATAGAAAAAGACCTAGCAGACTTTGAACAGATGATGGAAGACAGAAAGTTGCAGGCCAAACTTGCAACACTTCAATCTTCAGGTCAAATACTTACACAACTATCAGGGTTAGTAGGTCAAGCAACAGCAGAGGGTAAAGCATTGGCAATAGCTGGCACAACAATAGATACTTACGTTGCTGCATTCAGAGCGTATACAGAAGGTTTAAAAGTTGACCCGACAGGCATATTCTCAATAGTAGCAGCAGCATCGGCTACATTGGCTGGTATTACTGCTGTAAGAAATATAACCAATACACAAGTTCCTAATTTTGGCGGTGGCGGTGGTAGTCTACCTTCATCGGCTGCACCTAGTGCGCCAAGTTTTAATGCAGTTTCACCTACATTTAGAATACAAAACGCAAACGAGCCAATAATTACTAGGAATATACGTCAAAATGATAGCAGGGTTTACGTACTAGAAAGCGATATCACAGACACACAAGAAAGGGTGAACATGATTAAGCAAAAAGCAAGGGTTCGATAAATTTATATTTATATACAATGGATAATACATTACCGATATACCGTTTTGTTGTAGGTGAAAATGATGAAGCCGAAGTTACAGCCGTTGCGTTGGTAGACACACCCGCAATAGAGATTAACTGGCAGGCGTTTAACCATAACATCCAGTTTAAGTCAGACAGCGAAAAGCGTATTATAAGCGGTGCGTTAATGGTTGCTGACCTACCTATTTACAGACGTGACGAATTAGGAGAATATTACGGTGTGTTTACCGCTGAAGACGTGTACAACATCCGCAATAAGTTTCATAAAAAACAATACGGCCACGAGGTTAACGCAATGCACAACCCAAAAGACTTTATCGAAGGGGTGTATATGATTGAAAGTTTTATCATTGACAGCGAAAGGGGCATACATTCACCGCAAGGCTTTAACCTAAAAGACGGTAGCTGGTTTGGTTCGTACAAAGTAGACAACGAGGATGTGTGGAACGACTTTATAAAGACAGGTAAATTCAGGGGTTTTAGCGTTGAGGGAGTGTTCGGGATGGAGAAGATAGACCGCAAACCAGTGACCATTATAGAGCAGATAATTGACATCGTAAAACAAATTAAGGACTAAAAAAGCAACGGATAAAAGCATTTATATTTATAAGTAAACATAATAACATGACACGCAAAGAGGCATTTGAAAAAATCAAAACCCTATTAATGGGTGAGGATAAAGAGTTTGGCAATGCTAAACTAACAGACGGTACTATCATTCAATGGGAAGGCGAACTGGTTGAAGGTGCGCCCGTATTCGTTGTAAGCGAAGATGGAAACACAACACCTGCACCCGATGGTAAGCACGAACTTGAAGATGGAACTTATGTATCTACCGTTGGTGGTTTAGTTGTTTCAATCGAAACCGAAGTAGAGGATAAAAAAGAAGTTGACGAGGCTATGGCTAGCGAGTTTGAAAAAGCGTTTGCCAATCACGTTGGTGAATTTGCTAAACTGATTGACAGAGTAGCAGCACTTGAAACTAAACTGGGTGAATACGAAAGCAAATTCAGCGAGGTTAACGAGGTTGTAAATTCAACTAAAGCAGACACCGAAAGCAAGTTTAATGCAATCAAAGAAATCGTAGAAAGCATTGCAAACGAGCCAGCAGCAGAACCTGTAAAACCAACTGCGGGTATGTTTAGAATCGAGAAAAAGCAAACTACAAAGCGACCAATCGCTGAAGTAATAGCAGAATACAAATCAAGATAATTTTTTAACAATTTAATTTAATAAAGACATGGCATTTCAAGTCGGTAGTTTAAGTAACTACACCAAAACAAATGAGCAGATGCTGCTCGTAAAATCATTCTTTGAGCCTAAAACGGCTTCATTGATGAGCAAATTAACAGGGGTTAAATCTTCAATCCAACTTCCTAATTTAGATGACACTTTAGTATGGCAGACAGGCGGTACTTGCGGACTGGTTAATGCTTCAGGCGATACCACAATCGCAGCACGTGTACTTACCATTGGTAAAGTAAAGTCAGAAAAATCATGGTGCGTTGCTGACCTTGAAGCAAAATACACCCAGCTTTTACTTTCACCGGGTTCGCAGTACGAATCATTGCCGGGCGGTATTGATGAGGCTTTCATGAATACAGTAATGGGCAATCAGGGTCAACGTATCGAACAAGCTATTTGGCAAGGTGATACAACTGCATGGCAGGATTTCTTAAACAAGTTTGATGGTTTAATTAAAATCATTGGCGCAGCTTCAGGAGTTGTACAAGCTAATGCTACACCGTTTATCGCTACACCTGCAACTGCAATTACCGTATCAAACATTATAGCAGTATTGCAAGCTACTTACAATGCGATACCAGTTCAGATATTGAACAAGCCTGACCTGCGTATCTTCATGGGTACTGATTTAAGCAGATTGTATCAGACTGCGTTGATTAACGCTAACCTGTTTAACTTTGTACCTGCTGCTGATTCACTGGGCGAATACTACTTACACGGAACTAACGTGAAGATTGTACCAGTTGACGGACTGAATAGTACTAACAAACTTTACGCTGCACGTACATCTAACTTATTCTTGGGTGTTGACGGTGAGGGTGAAGATGAGGAGTTGAAAGTATGGTACAGCGAAGATTACGACACCGTTTACATGAGAATGAAATTCAAAATGGGTGTTCAAATTGGCATACCAACTGAAGTAGTACGTTTCACATTATAATAACACGGGCAGGGTAACACCTGCCCTTTAATAATTTTTCAAAATGAGTTGTGCAATAGTAACTGGGTACACATTAGACTGCAAAGATGCAGTAGCAGGTATTAAAAACCTGTATATAACTGAACACGCCAACGTAACGGCTGTTACCGAAAATGCGAGCGGATTCGTTACCGCAATCACTAAAGCAGGTGGTACTAAATTCTACAAGTATGAATTAGAGCCACGTGGTCAAAATAACTTCGCACAAGCCATACAAGCTGACCCTACCGTAGGTACAGTAGCTTACGAGCAAACTGTAATAGCCAATTTCGTTAAACTAAAATACGAAACACAGGTTAAACTTGAAACTTTGGTTAAAAACCGCACAATGGTTATAATCGAAACTAAAGACGGCAGTTATTTCTTGTTTGGTAAAAACTTTGGCATGGAAGTTTCGGCAGGTTCTGGTAATTCAGGTCAGGCGATGAATGAATTTCAAGGTTATCAACTAACCTTTAGCGCAATGGAAAAAACATTTGCGAATGAAGTTTCATCAACCATCATTAGCGGGCTATTAAGTTAGCGTTTGTTTTCATAGTTTTAATTGGGTTAAGGGGCGAAAGCCCCTTTTCTTTTTAGCAAAATTTATGGGCATTTATATTTATATGTATGATTAGAATAAACAAGGGGGAAGTAAACACTATTACCGTAACGCTTTACGAAAATAGCACAGTTGCTAATCCAATCTATTTATTTTGCTTTAACAGTCAACAAACCAATGTAGATTATTACTTCATTGCGAATGATACTTCGCAGTATTTACGCAGGTATAATCAGTTTGAAGTGACCGAAACAACAAACCCAGACACGTTAAATGGTGAAGTGGAACTAGGGAATGAAGGGTTTTATAATTACTACATCTATCAAACGAACCTACAAAGCACATCAGGATTAACGAATGCAAGTGAAGCGGTACAGGATATAGTTAAAGAGGTTGAGAACGGGTTAGTGTGGGTAGTGCCTGAAGCAACAAGTACAATAACATATAACCCACAAAGTAATACAGCAATAGTATATAACAATGACTGATTTTAAGAACAGCACAATAGTCGTAAAGTTTGACAATAACAAAGTACCAGCCTTTGTAGAGCCAAAGAAAAACGGCAAACAAAAGTGGGTGAAGTATGGAGAAACAAATGACTATCCACAATTTCTTGTAACGCTATTTAATCGCAGTGCGAAACATAACGCTATATCCACATCAAAACAATTATACATAAAAGGTCAGGGTTTTACGTTTGACCAAAACGGAATGGAAGGGGATGACGTAGCTAAATTGCAAGCGTTTGTTGATGCCCCTAATCCGTATGAGAAGTTAAATGATTTAATGGATAAAACGGCACTGGATGAACTGTTATTCGGTGGGTTTTACCTTAAAGGCGTTAATAGTAAAAAGGGTGAGTTTTCGGAACTGTACCATATCGATTATTGTATGGTTAGGAGTAATGAAGATAACACCGAATTTTACATCGCTGAATGGTTAGACGAAAACGGAGCGGAACGTACCAATATAAGACCTGATGAAATAAAAACTATACCAGCGTACAATCCTGATAAAAAACAAACAGAATTTATATTCTATTTTAAGTCGTATAGACCGAATATAAAAACATATACACTACCTGAATACATAGGCGCAGTACCAGCTATTATAACTGATGCGGAGATTGCTAACTTTCACAGGGCTGAAATTCAAAACGGTTTCAAAGGTAGCCGAATGATTGTGTTTAAGAATGGAGTACCTAGCGATGAAGAGATGAAGTCAGTTGAGCGTAGAATGAAAAACAAGTTTACGCCAACAGATGCAGCAGGTAGTTTGGTAATTGACTTTGTGGATGACCCTAACCGTGTGCCTGAAATAATCGCACTGAATGGGGATGACTTTGACAAACGGTATGACGCTTTAAATAAGACAATACAAGAAGAGATATTTGTAGGACATAAAGTTACCAGCCCGATGTTATTCGGTGTGCGTACTGAAGGGCAATTAGGTGGCAGGAATGAAATGATTGATGCGTTCAATTTGTTTCAAAACACCTACATAACACCCAAACAACAGATACAAGAGTACGTATATAATATTTTCTCACCTGTTAAAGGCAAGTTGAAGATTAAACCTATTGAGCCTATCATGCCATCGTTTAGCGAACAGACGTTGACACAGATACTTTCTAAAGACGAGATGCGTGAAATAATAGGACGTAAGCCTTTGCAGGTTGTAAGTGAAGTAACCGATGTTAAACCAGCGGAGTTGAAAATGTGTCACCAGTTTAAAAAGTTTAATGACAAAACAGACTTTGAAGTATTTAGCAAGTATGGTGAACCAGTTGACGGTTACGAGGCAATAGGTTTTAGACGTACAGTTTTCAGTAAGCAGGATTTTGCATTAAACAAACTGGAAAAAGGTATTTTAGACCTGATAAAAAAGACACCAAACATAACCATTGAAGATTTGGTTAAAGTTTTAGATAGCGACAAAACAACTATCCAAAAAGCGTTAACCAATTTGGCCCAAAGCAACATGATAGAGCGCAGCAAAGATGCGTGGAAGTTGACTGACAAAGCGGAAAAAACAAAGCTACCTACATTTGAAGATTTGTTTATTCGTTATAGATATATATTAAGACCCGATGCGCCTGCATTGATAGGAGAAAGCCGTGACTTTTGCCAAGCTATGATGGCTAACCCACGTTATTTCTCAAAGGAAGACATCGAAAACATAAGCAAAGACTTGGGAGATATATACGGAATACCTAACTACGATGCGTTTTCAATGCGTGGCGGTTGGTATCATGACCCAGTTAAGGATGTAAACCTGCCATATTGTAGGCACATTTGGATTTCAGAATTAGTTAAAAGAGTAAGGTAATGGCTAAAGTATTATTTTTAAGCGAAGCAACATTAAAGGCTGAAAGCATACTACAAGACAATGTAGACATGAAAGTAGTTAGCCCTACTATATACGATGTACAGCAGTATTATATATTACCGATATTAGGCACGTCACTTTATAATGACGTAGTAAGTCAAGTACAATCGGGTACAGTAAGCGCAGCGTATCAAACTTTACTAGACACGTATATACAACCTACAATGATTTGGTATTGCCGTTACGAGTTACCAATGAACATGAATTATAAATACTTCAATAAAGCCGTAGGGGTTCAGAATGCAGATAACATGACACCTGCAAGTATTGAAGAGATAGCTTACATAACAGACAGGGCGAAAAACAAAGCCGAATGGTATGCTGAAAGATTGACAAAGTTTTTATTAAGCAATCAAACAACCTACCCGCTATATTTAAACCAGCCGAATGCAGATATAGATACTATCTTTGCCAAGCGCACAAACTACACATCGGGCATGGTAATAGGTGATAGTGATTGCTGCATGGGTAAGTATAATTTTACTGGCATAGGCAAGAGCAAATCAATGTTAAACCGAAATTGCAATGACTGCTAAAGTATCAAAAAAAAACAGAGAAAAGCTAAAACAATTTATACTGAACAAAAATGGTATTCTACACCCTAAATCAAGTAATAAATCTAATAAGTCAGATAAGCCTAGCACACAAGCAGGTAAATGATTTCGGGTTTGGTGAGCCGTCTAGTATATCGGCCAGCGAACAGATAGCTTACCCTTTGGTGTGGATGGACATACAGCCATCAAGTATCAGCGAAAAGACGTTAAGCCTAGCTGTAACTCTTTATGTACTGGATATAGTAAGAGATAACGAGGATAACGAAACAGACACATTAAGCGATTGTTTAAGCATCGCACAGGATATTTATGCGGAGTTAGCTAATCCATCGTATGAAGATTACTTTTTAATTCAGTACAGCGCACCTTTAACACCTATACGTGAGGGATTCCCTGACAAAGTAAACGGTTGGCAAATAGATTTAATACTTGACTTACAACAAGTGCGTGATAGGTGTCAAGTACCTTCATTCCCAATACCTAACCCTGAAGTAGAATGTAGGCCAGCGATACTTACACTTAATGGCAATACATTTTTAACCGTACCTAGTGGGGATGTTGAGAATATAGTACTACAAGATACGAATAACAATCCAGTAACACCAGTTAGCGTGGTGGGTAGTGTGATAACCGTACCGAATACAGGCGGAGGTGGGGATGTAGTACTTGAGCGTACAGACGACACGGTAGTAGAAACGGTGACAGCACCTGCGAACTTTGAACTTGAAGATTTAATCATTGAAGTAGTAGATGAAAATGACAACCCGATATTTAGCACAAACCAACTTGTATATACAGAGGACACAATAGATATAACAGCGTTGGCAGAATGTAATAATTTAATAAACCTTTCAAATTTAACAGTAAGTAACACACAACCAGTAGGACAGCCTAATGGTTCGTATTGGTTTCAACCTTTATAAAATAAAAAAACATGGCATCATTTAACAAATTCAATTCACTTGTAGCAGACCTTGCAAACGGTGTACACAATTTAGCTACCAATCAGTTGACGGTAGCATTAACCAACACAGCACCAACTGCGAGCAATAGTACGCTAGCAGATATTACGCAAATAAGCTACACTAACCTATCAAGCAGAAACATAACTACAACATCAAGTGCACAGTCTGGCGGTGTTTATTCGCTTGTATTAGCTGACTTGACGTTAACCGCAACGGGTGCAGTAGGTCCGTTTCAGTACGTAGTAATTTACAACGAAACATCACCAAGCGATTCACTGATATGTTGGTATGATAGAGGTTCGGCAGTAACGCTGCAAAGCGGTGACAGTATCACTATTGATTTTACAGACACACAAAAACTGTTTGAATTGACATGATAAACGTAGGCGATTTGGTGAAGTTAAAATCACCCTTTAACACGTATTACCCTGACGTGTATAAAGTGGAAGGTATTAATGAAGCTAATAATGCTTACATAATAAACGGGAGTGATTACGACATAATATATATACAAAAATGGCAATAGCAACATTAGATGAAGCACTTGCAGGAATGCAATGGCCGAGACAGTTTAACAAAGCAGCAACACCGACACTCGTAGCGGGTAGGCCGTGGTCTTTGTGGGGTTTAGCTGGAAATCCGAGCGCAGGTAGTTGGGATAATACTTTGGCAGGTGTAGCGTTAAGCAGCACATCAGCACAAGTGAACGGGCAAATTAACTTTCAAGACGGTGGCACAGGTATCAATACTTATTTAGCAAGATTTCAAGGGCAGGCAACAAACGCAGGCACGCTAATACTTGCAGATAGGTTGTGGCATAATGGAGGATTTACAATCACCCAAACAACCGCACAAACAATTAACTCCGCAACCTTCCCCGCACGTGATGCGAATGGAAGTACAAACGGTGTAGGTGTTTTATTAGGTTTGGAAGTATCAGCAGCAGCAGGCGCAGCAGCTCCGACAATCACAGTTGAATATACCAATAGTTCCAATAACGGTACACGTACAGCGACAAATAGTTTCCCAACGGCAAACTCACCCGCAGCAGGTTCATTCTTCCCGCTCGGTTTACAAAGCGGTGACGTTGGTGTGCGTAGCGTACAGTCTTTGACTTTATCAGCATCATGGGTGTCGGGTACGATTAACTTGGTTGCGTACCGTCCTTTGGCTTATTTAGAACTAACGGCAGCACAAGTGCCGAATGCTATTGATGCACTTACAAGTGGTTTCCCAAGATTGTATAATGGTTCAGTGCCTTACTTAATATATGTTTCATCCACTACAACCGCAGCCAACGTATCGGGTACAGTAGTTTGGACACAAGGATAACATGAATAAATTAAGCGACATACTTGTAGGTTATTCTTTTGGTGCTAAAAACAAAGGCGCAAAGGGTATGATGCTTATAAACCAGCGCATCGGATTTTCGGATTTAGATGCAACTGAAAAGACTATCTACACAAATTGGTTTTTCGGTTCGCAGGGTCAGGCTATCACACTTACCTGTTCAAAAGGTACGTTCAATTTAACTGGTAAAAACGCAGACATAAAAGCAACATACCTGCTCGATTCAAATTCAGGTTCGTACTTGCTCACTGGTTACAACGTAAGCCCTATTTTTAACGCATTAGCAAGCGCAGAAAAAGGAAGCTATACGATAACTGGGTTTGATACAGCCGTTCCTTATAATGGATTGTTAAACGCTTCAAAGGGTAACTACTCAATAACAGGAAAACAAGCCGATGCTTTGGTGAGTTACTTGTTAAGCGGCAGCAAAGGCACGTACACGCTTGTTGGTAAAAATATCAACATAACATTAACGCCCGCTTCGAATGGTTTTATTTGTACTGTATTTCACAACGGGCAATTTATCGAAGGCATATTAAAGATAAAACAAAGCGGTGTTTATAAGGACTTAAAAGGGTACAAAAAAGTAAACGGTAATTATAACGAAATATGACACTACCTAATTTCAAATTAAAGATTGTAGCAAAGCAGCCTATTTGCGAAGATGCAACTGCGGTGTTAAAAGACACAGCTAATAACACTATATTAACTGAGGCTATTCCAAGCGGTGCAACAGAAAACATAATCGCACCAAACGCAACGGTAAACTTAAACACCGCACCATTTATTTCGCCACGTTCAAACCAAACGGTAAACGTTGAACTTGTAGATGCGTTTGACGATGTGCCAAACTACACGGTAACTGGTAACAAAATACAGCTTACTGATTACGATGGTTTGCCCGAAATTAACTTGAACTTAAACTATACAGGTAACGGAAGTTTGTTTGATTTTTTAACATAAATAGAATATACAATGAGAGATTTTTTAAAGAAAGAAAGACCGTGGTTTGCGAATGTAGTTAAGACTGCATTTGGTGAAATAGCCAACGCACAAGGCGGTTCAGCTATTGATAGCCAAAGCAACTATGTGGACTTAATAACAGCAGGTGGCGATGGTTTGTTAGTTGATGCGATAGTATTAACTAGCAATGATAGCGCAAACCGTGTAGTAATACTTTCACGCAAAGTTAGCGGAACTTACAGACCTATTGGAGCAGTACAGATACTTGCCAACGCAGGTACGAATGGAACAACTGCGAGTGTTGATGCGTTAAGCGGTGCGATTATAGCAGGCTTACCAATTAACGCACAAGGTAAAAGGTTTATTCGTTTGGCGAATGGTGAGGCTTTGGCGTTCAAAGTAACAACAGCCGTAACCAATACAACAGGTATGGCAGTACGTGCAAGTGTGAGTGGTACAGAGTTTCAAGCTGAAAGTTAATGGCGGGTAGCATACCTAATAACGGAACTAATACAAAGAACTACTCGTTGCGAAACGGGCTGCAATGGTATTGGGATTTAAGTAGTGCAGATGCAACTATTACAGACCAACATAGTGGACTTGTATTGACACGTAGTGGAACGGTAAATACGTTGGCAAATGGTGCGCCAGATGGTGGAAGTTGTATAGATTTTCCTACGGGAGGTACAGCTAACTTTTACCGAAATGCAAGCGTAAGACCGTTGGATTCATATTCCGAAAGTTACAGCGTGAATATTTGGGTGCGTAACGTAGCAATATCACCGACTACTGGTAATTGGTATATTCAACACAGGAACGCAACAGTTGATATGTACTTTCAATTAGGTACATTCCGTAATCCTGACCCGCAATTATTTATTGAAACTTTAGATAGAAACGTCAACGCATATACAGTTTTTTACCCTTACACAATACTTAATCAATGGATTATGTTGACTATGGTTACAAGGCAAAACATAGTAGAAATGTGGGTTAATGGTTCTATATACAGGTCGGCTGTAAGAAACACATCTCAACAAACGAATAACGCACAATTTGTAATCGGTCAGGGATGGACTCAAGTTTCTACACTACAACATCAAGGTCAACTATTCGCAGCAGGTGTATGGAATAGAGCCTTACTACCAATAGACATTAAAAGATTATACAACGGTGGCGCAGGTTTGCGTTACGAAAACTTATAAGAAATGAAAAAAATAAACTTACACTTTACGCCAAAAATCAAAATCATTGACGGCAAAAACAACGAAATTGAAGTGCCACACATTATAGACTACACGGTGTCGCAGTATGTAGCAGAGCAACTTGAAGCCCGCACAAGTACAGAAAACCCGCTACTTGAATATGAGGTAGCGCAATCACTACGTAATACGGGGTCTGTTGAACTATCAACTGAAGATGCGGAATACATCAAAAGTATTATAGTTGAACTACCTATTGACAATATGTTGAAGGGGCAGATTTTAGAAGTATTTTAACATGAAAGGTAAACAGCCAAATCAAAAGACCACATTCGGCAAACGTAAAAAAGGCAAAGCCGTTAAACGTAACAGAAAAAGGAGCAGCAAATGAACTTCGATATTCAATACATATTTAATCTAATAGTTGGCGCACTTACTATTGTAGGTGGCTATTTATTTAATAGTTCGCAATCACTTGACAGACGGGTGCAAAGACTTGAAGACGTACAAGGCAGCGCAATAGACGGGCTAAAACAGGATATAAAGGACATGGAAATTAAGCTCGATAAGTTGACCGAAAAAGTTAACCAGTTAGCAAGTAATGTACACGCAGCAAAGAATGCCGAAAACCAGTTAACAAGTACACTCACAGCGATATTGAAGTATTTAGAACATGAAAAAAATCATTGAAAACTACGAAAAACCGACCCCTATAATTTGGCGTAAGTGGGGTGATTTAGCTTTGTTTCTTATACCAGTTTTGGAGGCACAGTTTAATATTATGCCAGTGAGCGATAGTATAGAATCGCAATGGTTAAAGTGGGGAATAACAACCTTTTTAGTATTGTTTAAGGCGTACACTAATACGAAAGTAGATGAAAGTAAGTAAAAACTGTTTAGACATAATAAAAGAGTTTGAAGGCTTTATGGCAAAGCCTTATATATGCAGTGGGGGTAAGGCTACAATAGGTTATGGTTCGACATTTTACAAGGACGGTAAAAAAGTAAATATGAAGGACAAAGAGATAACCGTAGCTGAAGCCGAAAGCCTACTCGAATTTCAGGTTAACAAATTTGCCGAAG